CGAGGGGCACGATGGTTGAACTACTCGCACTACTTTCAGTGTAAGCCATTACGAGTTCATCACTAGATTCTAAATATCCAACAGCTACATTTGACTCGGGTCTATTCATAAGAAGACCCAAATCTAGGACTGCATCGGAGGAAGTATTATTCTTTCCAAGTTCGACGATAGCATCTGTGATGTTTAGGTTTTGTGTTGCAATTAAAGTCACATCACCCTTGAAATGTATATCTCCACCTACAGTTAGATCTTCACTAATATAGGTGTTTCCCAAAATATGCACGACATTTGAACCATCATCATCTATGTAAACATTTGAACCAACTGTCAGTGTATGACCTTGTGGATTTGTGTTAGCTATCGAGCAGGTTGGTGCGATGTATACCACATTTGATGTTGGTGCTAGGAACTGTTGGTTTCCAGCATTTAAGACCATTGTATGTTCAGCCTGGTCTTTGATATCCTGTTTTTTAACTTGACTACCTAGACGAACTTTTGTAGAACGTTCAATAGTTGGTAAATTTTTAACTCCACCCCTGAGACGGAGCACCAAGTGAAGTGTAGATTCTTTCTGAACGTTGTAATCGGCAAGTGTTCTACCATCTTCTAATTGTTTACCCGCAAAAATAAGACGTTGTTGATCGGGTGGGATTCCCTCTTTGTCTTGTATTTTCGATTTGATATTATCTATGGTATCAACAGACTCGACTTCAAGAGTTATTGTTTTACCTGTAAGTGTCTTGACAAAAATTTGCATACTTACTATTATTATATGTTCGTATTTTAATTTGCATACAGTAGACCAGCCATCCCATTTTCAATTCTCAAAATATTATAGTTGACTGCATAAATTGGGTCGTTGATTGGTAGAGTTTTACTCATGAGTTTGACTGAATTAAGACGACTAAAGTTCAATGTTCCTGTAGGTTGAAGTGAACTTGTTGATAAACAGAAGCAATATAAAAAGAAATCTGGGGACGTTACAAAATTTGTATGATAAAAGTTCATTGCATCTACAAAGTGAGGTTGACACCATTTATAGTTCGATGTATCAATACCATTTATATTTAACTTGACTTTATTTGATGTTGACGTTAAAGCTCCGTCATGTTCAGTGTTAGAACACGCGATATATTTAACGGGGTGACTAAATGTAAGTTCTTGAACGAGTTCATTTGAGGCTTGATTCTTTTGAACTTGAGTGATAAGCATATCGTGTTTCCGTGATGCAAAGCTTCCTCTTTCTTCATTATCTAAATAATAATAATTAGCAAATACTTCTATATTGTATGCACTTGCATTTGGTCCCCAGTAGATTCTAAGTTCAACGTTGTGATAATTAAGGGCTACTAATGGTAATGCACATTTGGCACCTTCACAAAAGAAAAAACGGAGGGGGTAAAAAAATGATGATGCGCTTGCACCTGGATGTGTACCATTTGAACTTTTTGAAACATTTTGTGCAAATGTATCAATGGCGATATTTTCTGTAAAAATTGAATCTTGGGTATCTATGACTGAACCACCAATCAGAAGTTCAACCTTATCTACTAGGGTTGTCCAATCTTCAATTGGTAAAGATTCATTCATGTTATCAGCAACCATGTAAACGTAACCTAAAAGATCACCCGTTTTTTCAATTTGAACACTGGATAAGGAATTATTTTTCACCGCTCCAAGAATGGTTTGTTTTTCCGTGGATTGTGAAAAATTAGCATGTCTTTTGAATGTTGAACTAAAGAAGGATATTTCGGGATTACCCATGATATATTCATCCTGGGCACCTATAGCGATCAATTGAACAATACCAGCAGACATGGTATACTACTCTAAGGGGAGAAAATTACAGATTGGGTTTCCTACACACAAAACGGAAGACTAAAAAGTTACCTTCGGCTGGATTTGGTGGTTCAATGAGAACACCGTCTTGATTTCGGATATTAATGGTTAAACGACTAATCGTTCGAATGGGATTTATATATTGTGTGGCGATTGGGTAATTATCTCTAAAGCTAATGAGTCCGGTGTCATCCGTTGTAATGAGACTGGCAAACGAATTTCGCAACACGCTCATAGTGGCTTGTCCGCTGAGAACGTTTGACGCTCGGTCAGAAAAAATAGAGTCTAGTTCTTCAATCGAAACATAACAGTGACCCGTTCCATTGATAGGTGTAACTGTATTAATTCTTGCTGCCAAAAGTCTGGCCTGAACAACATTGTGGAGTGGTTGATTCAAAAAACATGTAAACGTATTTGCACTGGACTGACCAATTGTATCAACTGTGATTGTGTGATACTCATAGTTGAGGTCTGGGATCATTTCCGTTGGCGATGTGATGAGAGCCATTTATAGTTAGTTTAGATTAAAGATCCACCAATTCCTTCGGCAATCTTATAGGAAGCATGGTCACCTACAAGCTTTTGGGCACCACAGAGACCACCTGGGGTGAGGCTCTTTGTGTAGGGGCTGTCTTCCTTACCCGATCCCGGAACACATTCCATGCGGTTCTCGAGATCGAAGATGGATTTGTCACTGACAATTTCGATCTCGATTGGCATGGGCTGGTATCTGCTTTTCTTCATGATACCTAGAACCGATATGATTGAAAAAAGTATGACGATGGATGTGAGAGCATTCCTATTGGTCTTATTGAACTTGAACATTTATAATGTATCAACATTTTTTATAAACTGCGTTAAAGGTAATTTTTTTAGTTTCTACATAAAGAGTAGATGGATGAAGAAATAATCATCGACCGTGGACATACGACTGTTATGAAATTGGACGCCGACGAGCAAGCCCTGATGGATGAAATTGAGATTTCAGCCCCCCGTCCCCAGCCTGTACCCAGACCCGCTCCTTATCGACCACAGAGACCCATGCATCAAGAACAGGAAACGATGGATGCCTTTGTAAACCCCAATAAGCAAACAGCTCCAAGGCAACCTATACAGGAGGAGGAGATTGATTACGGTGAGGATGAACCTATGTTTTATGATGATGGGGAGCCCCAAATGAATGGTGTCCCTCCAGGTGAGCAACCCTCTAAGGGATACACATCGGTGGATGAGGAGAAGTCTGATCTCATCAACAAGTTGGCACGCCTCGAGAAGAAGGGATTCGCTGTGAACAAACGCCTGAATGCATACTCAAATGTGGAGGAACTCAGGGCTGAGGTTAAGAGGATTACCTACAGCATCGATGTGGAGCAGTCTATTCGTTTCTCTAGGCGAATGTTGGTGGCGTGTGTGACTGGTCTAGAGTTCCTCAACAAGAGGTACAACCCTTTCGAGATTCAATTGGAGGGGTGGTCTGAGTCTATCATGGAGAATGTTGACGACTATGATGGTGTATTTGAGGAACTCTACGTCAAGTATAGGTCAAAGGTCAGTGTAGCTCCAGAGGTCAAGCTCATCATGATGTTGGGTGGTTCGGCCATGATGTTCCACCTGACCAACTCGATGTTCAAGTCGGTGATGCCCAACATGAATGATGTGATGAAGCAGAACCCAGACCTAGTCAAGAATATGATGAACGCTGTTCAGAATACAACACGAAACCCTGGGGGTCCAGCGACAGAGGCCCCAGTTGGTGGGACAGGGCAGTACGAGATGCAGGGTCCAGGTCTAGACATTTCTAGTTTGATGGGGGGCATCATGATGCCACCTCCACCCCCAATGAATACTACACCCCCCACAATCCAAGAAGAGGAAGACGTCTCCGACATCATGTCTGTCTCTGGTGATTCCACTGGTGGTGAGGTGAAGGAGGTCAATGTGGGGGCCACAAAGGCTAAGAGGACCAGACGAAAAAAGAAGACTGAAATTAATCTCTAAATACTATATAAATGATAGCGTACTGTCCGCTTGAGGAGGTAGATCCTCCCGTCCGACAACAGAAAGTTGTCGAAGAACCGGTGGAACCTAAGGAGCCAACGGTTGGTCGCGAAGAAACTGAAATGAATTACGTCATCATGGGTTTCATTGTCGGCGTGATTATTCTCGCCGTCTCTGATTCCATCAGGGCGTAAATGTAATAAATCTACCGAGGGGTTTTCCCCCAAAGTAAATTTAGTATGCGAAAGCTGTGACAACTGTACTACCGGATTTGATGTTGAGAAGTTTTCCACCACGAGCAGAATGTATTTTTGAATATATGTCATATGAATATCCAACCCCGGTGGTGTTTACAGGGGTGATAGTTATAGTGTTAAATGTAGTCGTAACAGTTGGACTCCATGGATTTGGGTTTACACCACCAAATAGTTTTTTTATACCTATAGTTATCGGTACATTAGAGAGTGTTCCATCACTTGTTCCTCCCTGAAATTCTAAAATCATCGTACTTATACTGGAAGGGTTTGAAGTTTCTCTCAACTGGGTAATTACCCTTCCATAAAACGCATCATTTCCGAATTCCATTGTAATGGCTTTATCCGCAGGTGGGGCACTGGGTGAGATTGTTACTACGTTAGAATAACGTTTACACGCCATTTCTCCATCACCATCATTTGTCACGACACCACCCTTAAATTCTGAATGACCTTCAGAATTAATTTTCAATCGTTCAGTTCCCCTTGTTTTGACTGTAATATTTTGGTTTTCCACGTTCGACGTGGAACCACCCATAGAAATTTCACTCACTTTCGAAGTACCTGGATTCACCGTCTGCCCCGCACGTAAAGTAAGGCGCTGTGTTTGAGGTTCACCGACGGCTGTTTCTGTTGTATCGGCTCGGAAAACAGCTGAGTTATCGGCTGATACTTCCTCCGTCTTTATTTTTCCCATGTCGATACCACCCGCTGCCGGGGCTGCTGCATCTATGACTACCTTTACTGGGGGAGTATCGAGTTTTTTTGTGAAAATATGTTCCGATAGAATAAGAACACGGGGCATCTCTATATTAGTTACCGAATAAAATACCCGCCATACCATTTTGTATTCTGAGAATGTTGTAATTTACCGCGTATACAAATATATGTGTATCTGTCCTATTTACCCCCTTTTCAGCATTTCTAATAATAATTTTAGCGTTATCCAGTCTACTGAAGTTGCATGTTCCACTGGGACTATATTCCGAAGAATTCATACAGAAATGGAATGGAAAATATCTTGTGTATAGCATTACCCGATTGTCTGCTCTAAAATCGATATGAGCAAATTTTGATTTCAAATAACTTTCAACTGTATGAAAATACATTGGAGACATACTTTCTAGTAGGGGTGATCCATTTAATTGGATATCTAAGGTTTTAAATGTAAACCTGTCATCTACAAATTCTTCTGATAATGTCCCAAATCCAAAAAATAAAGACTTCACGGGGTGATTAAATTGTGAAATCTCAAGGCTATTGTAATTAGTTGTACCAAAATCGATTGGATATTCATTTCTTTGGACTTGTGTAATAATCATATCAATTTGACGATTGACAAAACTCTCCCGTTCATCTGTGTCCAAGTACACATAGTTCCCGTATACAGAAATTTTCTTTTGTGCGTCCGTTAGACTAGCTTCTCCGGGTCCATTAAAGTAAGTTGTATCGAAATTAACTTTCACTTCGACTGTGTGATTCTGTAAGGCTACCAATGGTAAATATGCCCCACCATCACAAAAAAAGAAGTGTAAAGGAACAAACGCGATATTACCAGGATTTGATTTTACGTTTATTTCTTGTGATTTAGTCCAGGTATCGGCTAAATAGTTTGCCCAAATATCATTATAATAATCGTAGTGTTGGGAATCAATCTTTTGACCACCAATGTAAAGATCAATTGTTGAATTGTAAAAAAGATTTGAAGAAATGTTAGCTTCCCCGGTTCCTTCAAACCACATTGCATTTATAATGTCACCATAGACCGGGATAGTAATAGAATTATCGGTTTCTGTTATTTCTTTTATAAATTTGGGAGCCTGTGAGAAATTTTTATATCTCGCAAATTTTGTTCGAAAAAATGAATGACCATCTTCACTCGTAATATAAATATCCTGTACACCCTTAGATACTATTTGTATTAATGCACCAGACATTTATTTATTAATTAGATTATAAAAATAGACACTTTCCCTGAGGGAAGTCATCCTTCTTCTTTTCTTCCCCCCCCTTTCCGTGAATCTTGAATCCACCTTGGCGGTACACCTTCATTCTCTTATAGTACATCGCTGTAAAGACTGACCATGGGTCGTGAATGTCGTAAATGTGGGGGTTATTTTTTTTACCCTTGGTCTCCCTCATGATGCGTCCAATACTTTGAACAATGTCAGACTTGGGTGAAGCTAAGATTACAGTGTCTAAGGTTGGTATATCCAATCCTTCATGGGCTTGACTGAACGTCGCGAAGATGATCTTCTTCTTTGAGGATTCTTGGAGATCCTTCTCTTTCATACCACCCATGTAGAGCCCAGAGCTCTTTGGAAAACATTGGTGAAGAAATTCACAATGAAATCTTCTATCGCTTAAAACGAGGAGTTGCCTCGTCCCCGCTGAAGCCCTTTTTACGAGTTCTGCCAACATTTTGTTCCTATTTCTGTCTTCGACCAACTCTGTGATCATATTGGGCATAGAGATCTTTCCATTCCTCATAGAGGGTGGGGGGTTGCGGTAATTGAAGCATTCGTAGGTGACTGTAAATACCTCCACCTGTTCCTGATTTTTCCTCTCGACGGCGAAGAATGTGGGTCCCATGAACCAGTGGAGGACTTTGGTGAGTCCATCCTTCCTCTCTGGGGTTGCAGAGAGACCGAAAATATGCTTTGGACACAACTTGAAGAGAGACTGACTGAATACTTTGGCGCATATATGGTGGGCTTCATCTACAATGAGGGTCCCAACACTTTCAAAGTCCGAAAAGCTGTACTCCTTTAGGGAAAGAGATTGTAACATGGCGATGACAAAGTCACAGTCAACCTGTTTCTTATCCTGTTGGACGACACCAACCGTAGCCCCGGGACAAAACTGTTGGATTCTCTCCCTCCACTGATCAGCTAAGAACTGTTTATGAACGACAATCATGGTCCTGTAGCCCAACTTACACGCTATTGCCAGGGATACGGTGGTCTTCCCAAAACCACACGGGAGTGAGAGAACGCCATGGCCCGCCTTAAGAGCTGCAGCAAGTGCTTCATTTTGGTGTGTTGCGTCTCGAAGGGTACCGGCAAACTTCGTTCTAATCCGGGTGGGTTGGGGTCTTCTGTCCTCCTTGGGTTCACCAAGTTTTTCGACACCATAGAAGCGCGGGACACAGATACCATTTTTAGTCGTTTTAAAAACTTTAAAAGGTGGTGGCGGAAATCCATAATCTCCATTGACTATAGGTCTTACGGTAAGTTCTTTTTTAATTTCTTGGAGGGGTCCCCCATCCGTGAGGTACCCAGTTCTAGTGAGAACTGTCATATCCTTAAATATCATAGTGAAACTTTAAATATATTCAGAAGATTTAAGAATCCAGGTAAATCCTGAGTGATTTCCAACATTCCAATATCCCTTAAATTCAGTTTCAATCTCCACTTCGTCTCCCTTGACTAACGACTGTATAGGTTTACCTTTGACTTCGCACATCACCCGTCTATATCTAAATGGAACTTTCACTTTGAGGATATTTCCTTCTAGGGGGTTGTCTGGTGTACCAGTCGTTGTGAGAAGGTGTTGTTTATAAAGATGAACAGTGTATATTTTTTTTGAAATATTTTCTGGAATTAAAAAACGGATATACATCTTCCCATTGTATTCATACATTGGTTCGTAAACGGATGCTGAAATTTTCATTGATGTCTATTACGATATACTAAAATTATAACTATAAGTATCATAAGTAAAAGGATTACAAGTTGACTAACTGTAAATGGTTTTATAGGTTTTCGTGTTCCAAAACATTGGTGACTAAGTGACCTAGAAACTTCCACCGCAGATTCTATACTCGAATATGGTGTATGTCTGGGAGACATCATACCACACATGGCAACTTTGGAGCATTTCCCAAAAAAAGGGAGCTGTCCATATAGACTGAGAACTCCCGAGGATTGTGAAAAGGTCCACCCATCATTTTCATTCCAGTCTGCACCCCACCCAATTCTTATATCTTCTGGTGGTGGTAAACCAAGTTGTTCAATAACTTCAAGTTTTAACATTTCGGGGGTATTAGATAGAATTTCTCTAGTTATTTTGCATATAACACATGATATAGTTTTCCCGTCCGATAACACTCTAGGTTGTAAATTCCAAGATGTTGTCGCAGCGATCTCGAGATCGGATTTTATTTTTACAGGTTCGTTATAATCAAGTAAAACATTTATGGCTCCGTATGTACTTTCACGAACCTTTTTATCAGCTTCGGGTCCCCAATTATCTCCCAAAAGTTTTAAAGCTGGGCTATTGTCTATACATAAAAATAAATATCCATCATCAATAATCGTATTGTTGGATAATGAAGCCTTATATGTATCATCCATATATTCAACCTTTTCAACTTCAACATCGTAAACAAAATTTACACCAGCTTCAATGAGAGCATTTTCCATTTCATCACACATAAAACGTCCAGAACCCTTTTGTGTATAGGGTTTTGAGAGAGCCACGTGATTGAGATTATTTACAAACTCATAGGCTGACATGACATCCCATGTAACACCGTCCATTATAAGAGGAAGATGTTCGAGAAGGGTTTTAGCACCCTCACTCACCGCCCCCACTGCATCTTTTAAACTAATACCCCTGTATTTACCTGGTTGTGTAAAAACTTTGAATATGAGGGTCAACAGTATACCATAATCTTTTACACCAAGAGAATTTTTTAGAAATGTGGTATGTCCCCCACCATCTTTAGATGGTTCGAAAACATCATTCCAATTTATATTCATTTCTTCAAAGAGGGATTTAGTATTTACAAAGGCTTTATCAAATACAAGTCTATGTGCGTGAATATCTCTCAGACCAGTTTCGGGTTCCCACCACGAACCACCAGCTGATGTCTTTTTGTCGTAAATTGTTATGTCGTGTTCTTCACCTGAGTGAATAATCTCCCAAGCGAGGGACATTCCCGTTGGGCCGGCACCAATTATATGAATCTTCATTCTACTTTTAGTAGATATTAAAAAATATCTTCATATGATAGGTATGTTGACTGTAATAAAACCCTTACCCAAACCAACTCAACAGAAGGTAAAAACTTGGAAGTTTGCCGCCAAATTCCTGTGGAAAGAGCGTTTTATGGAAGATAAATCGGAGCTTGGGAGATGGACAAAAGATCAACTTCTCGATCTTGGTCCAACATTTGTAAAATTAGGACAAATTGCGTCCACGAGGGGGGACCTCTACCCCCCAGAGTTTACCCGTGAACTTGAATCTCTCCAAGATGACGTTCCCGCCTTTGATTATAATTTGGTTAGGGAACAGATTGATCTAGATATTTTCAGTGACTTTGATGATATCCCCTTTAAGTCTGCGAGTATTGGTCAGGTTCACAAAGCTACCCTCCAAAATGGGAAACCCGTAGTTGTAAAATTGAAAAGACCGGGTATTTATGATACGATGCAATCCGACACAGAAACTTTGAAACAAATTCTAAAAATAGTTCAATCTCTGGGGATTGATACTGGGAATAGTTCAGACTTTGTTCTCAATGATTCGATTGAATATCTTTTGGGTGAAGCAGATTATATTCAAGAAGTTGATAATGCGATCAAATTTAAGAGGTCTCTGAAGGATGTTGAATGGATTAAGATTCCACGGGTGTATAAAAAATACTGTACGAATGAAATGATTGTAATGGAATATGTACCAACAGATAAGATTACCGAAATCAAGGACAATAAAATCAACAAGATAAAGGTGTGTGAAGCCCTGGTGAATTCATACGTCATACAGACCATGGAGGCGGGTTTGTTCCACGCTGACCCACACCCCGGAAACTTGGGTATTTCGAGGAATGGTAAGCTGGTCTTCTACGATTTCGGATTAGTCATCCCACTATCGGATGAACTCAGAGAAGGTTTCAAAGACCTTTTCTTTTGTATTGTAAATAGGGACACCTCTGGGATAGTGAAAATTTTAATACGCCTGGGGGTCATCGTTCCAACGTCTACGGATATATCCGACATCGAACTCTTTTTTGAGAGCATCCTTGGGTACCTGGAGACCCTGGATGGGGGTGCTATCGTAAACGATGAACTCGCCGCTGAGCTGGCTATGGAGAAACCCTTCGTCGTACCAACAAGTTTCGTCTACCTGGCGAAGTCCTTCTCTCTCATAGAGGGTATATGCATTCAGTTGGATC